GTGACCACAAATAGACTATTAGGAATAACATCTTGGTTAGGGTCATCCACCAGTTTAGTTCCATCGATCGTATTTTGAGGAAAGAGTTTTGTGTCTTCTTTAAATTTATCCTCTGTTAAAATTCCATCATTCATTCCCATGAGAAATTCCTTTGGCCTCTAAGGCATTGTTTAAAAAAGCAATCCATTCTTTAATTCGTTCGTCCCAGCTATAAAAATGATTATAGTGTTGACGTTGGTTTTCTAGACGTTGTTGAATGTCATCCGTGGGTAAAATTTTTTTAATATAACGTAGGTGAGCTGCAAATTCTTCAGCGAGTCTTTTGGGATCTGTCTCATAATTGACATAGTATCCATAATCTCCACAGGTTTCCGGAAGGGCTCCAAAGTTGGTGACTAAAGGAATGTTTCCTGCTGCCATCGCTTCAATAGCTGAGATACATGAAGTCTCTTCCCAGATACAGGGGTAGGCAAAGACATGACTCGATTGCATTGCATCTATGATTTCTAGATTAGGTTTATAACCGATGTAATTCACATTATCCATCTTACGAGCATGTTCATAAATAGGTTCGTAATATTTATCATTAGCTTTTTTAAATTCATCTCCATAAAGTTGAGTGGAACTATAAACATCTAGTTGAATTTCTTCGTTCACTAAATGATGCATCGCTGCTAAGAGAATATTAAGTCCTCTCCAAGGGGTAGAGACATGAATAAGTCTTAGTGGTTTATCTGCTTGGTACCGAGATCGTTGAAGCCATTTAACTTTAGGTAATGCATTCTTAATAACACGGCAACGAGCAGTAGGAAGATTAAAGTAAAGCCGATACTTTTCAAAATTCCAATGAGAATTAAAAATATACCAATCGTATTTATGATGATTCTCCGCTTTCGAAAACCAGGGTTCGATGTTGGGTTGATCATGAGAATTCTTCAACCATAAAATATTTAGTTTACCTTTTTCAAGAGGAGTTTTTTCAGGGATCGATGTCGTAAGATTAATTTTCTTCCAATAATCTTCGGGAAGTCTTTTCTTAAGTTCATCGAACTGTAATTCTGTTCCTCCTTTAGGATTCATCTTTTAAAGTCCCGCTTCCCATAACCATTTTAGGGACGGTGACTTTAACATCTCTTCTAATATGCTCTTTCTTAGTAGCTGTATTAGGGTCTTTCACGTCGTCCTCTGCTTCTTTATCTGAGTTATATTCTTTTTTAGTTTGTGTATTGGTTAGGGTCACTTCGGTTTCACATCGATAGCGTGGAACTTTTTTACCCTCCACTTCAATATAATCTATGACTGTTCCTGATTCTTTAAAAGACATTAAGTTCTATCCTGTTGTAAAACGCTGACTGATATATTAGCAGAAGTCGCTGTGGTTGTAAATTTTAAAACGTCGCTCTCTTCTAAAACTAAAAGAGTACTTTCATTTCCTTCTAAAAATTCTTTTTTCCCTTTGGCTGGAACGCTAGCTATGACTTTATAAATAAAATCCGTGGAGCTACCGCTATCCGTTACCGTCAGTGTCCAATCCGGAGTCGATGAAGCATGGGTATTGTAAGCCGAAATAGATTTAACGATTGCTACTGTTTCTGCAGGACAGGTATAAACTGTTACAATATTTGTGGTAGCATCAGCCTTCCAGATATTTCTATATGTATTTGCCATTTCTTCTTTTCCTTAATTTATCTTAACTAATGAATAAAGTAAAGACTTCGTATTCATCGGTTAATTGTTGTTGGTAAGTAGTATTAAGTTTTTGTACTACGGATGCTACATTATCTGCAAGTCCTTGAACATTCATTGAATCAAAGTCTGGACCTAGAATCGTTGCTACAACTTCACTAATCTTTGCCATAGTTCTCCATTAAAATATAGGATATACATATGAGGCGTAAAAAATTCTTCATTTTATCTTCTACCTCCTGGATGAATATCTAATCTAAAAGTTCCCATTCTCCAAGTTTGGCCTGTGCTTACATTACCTACCTTGATTGCAATTTGTCTAGCTCTTGCACGGGTAAAGATCTGAGTCGTTGAAGTCGTGGCATTATAAGATGTAGAGGTTGCTGTACTACTTGGAAATGCTTTAGTATTTAAATAAACTTTCGCGGTTCCGGTTTGAGCCCCAAAGTCAGGTATGATCCTACTAATTCTCATCATAAATTCACCACCAATAGGTCCTTCAATCCCTTGAGTACCAATATCATAGTCTCCTGATTCTACACTGGCAGAGATAGCATTCGTTGTACCACTAGTGAAGACTTCATCGGTTCCAGTTTCTTGAGCCCAGTAATAACTGGCTCCGTTGGAAATACCTACAACGGTTGGAGAAGTAGGAGCTACTGCACTTTTAAATTCAGTAGCATAGGGTTTATTAAAAACACCTTCTATGGTCCAGGTTGAACGAGCTAGGGAAGAAGTATACCAGATTGGATTTTGCGGAGATGAGTCTAAATAATTATAGGTTACGGATCGATCGACATAATCAGAACCACTGCTTGGATAAAACCAAGTGATCTCTCCAAATAAAGCATTGACTGCCACATGAATTTGTTGATTGGAATTAGCATTAATATCCTCAAAGACATAGTCTTCCACAAGGCAAGGCATTAGTTGTACACGTCCTCCATCAAAGCTATAAAATCCTGTGGGTCCCATCCAATAAGCTATCCCATTGACTTCAGCAGCTGCATGCTGGCTCGACATTCCACAGTTGGTTCCCATTTGTTGAAAACCAAAAGTTAAAGGAGGGCCAATAAATTTCATGGTAAACATTGCGGTATCGGACCAAAGATACACAGCGGTTCTTCCTACAATTCCACCCATAAGTTTAGAACCATCGGTAAGTCTTTGACTTCCTGCTGTGTTGCTAGCGGTGGGAGTCCAAGTTGTAATACTTTCCTGATCAGACCAGCGAACAAACATATCATCTTGAGTAGTAGAACTTTGTAAAGTTGTTTCAGTTCCAACACAGATTAAATGACGGTCGGGGGTCGAGAGAACCATGTCTCTTGAAGCGGTTGGGACTTCTGATCCTGTTACTAAAACCGCTCTTACACTTAAGTTAGGTAGAGAAGGTTCCCATTGAAAAATTGTTTTATTATGAATGAGCGCCAATAAATTTTCACCATAGTTAAGCAGTCTCCATTGTCCTGGTTCGATAATAATGTTAGAGGAAGAACTTGCACTGCCCCAACCTACATAGGTTGTGGCATCGTAGGTTGTAGCGCCACTCGAATGAGCGGCCTTTGAGGTTCCATTGGTTCCTCTGACAATTCCGTTTAAAGTATTACTGGTGATGCCAGTATAGGTAATTAATTCAGCGTCAACCAGAATGATACCTGAAGAGGTAAAAGAAGTAGCATCGGTTAAAACAATATCAGTTCCTGATCCTCCAGTTCCAAACGCATCATTCAGTAAGGCTCCATTTAAAGTTGTAGAAACAATAGGAATGGTTGTACCACTCCAAGTATTTGTACCCCAGCCATATCCATAAGTTTGAATAAGTGGACCAATGATATAATAGAAATCGATAGTAACTGTTCCTGAAGGTCCTGCAGTTGAACCCGCATTACTTCCCATCGTAACTTCCATGGTCGTACCAGTTGGAGTAGCGGTTACTTCAAAAAGTATATCATCAAAATCGGATGCGCTAAATCCTCCAGGTACCGAAGTGGCACTGGAACATAAAATAATATCCCCTGCAGTTGCTCCGTGGGCCGTGGATGTTGTAAGCGTAACCGTAGGTTGACCACTCGCAGTCGTGAACGTGGCACCGGTTTGTTGACGCGCTGTATCGAGAGGAGTGATATCATAGACCGCTCCTTCAAAATAAATATAAAGGCACTTATTGGTTCCAATAGCTGCGTACTTATTACCCGCTAGATCGACCCAGGTATGTTGATCACGTCCTGCGCCAATTAAGTTAGAGCCCACCAGTTGTTCCCAACCCCCTACTTTTTCAGGGAAGCCATAGCGAAATCGCGTATAGTCTGCATTAACCCATTTTGCTTCGGCTCCTGTATCTGAGGACTGTTTATCTAATCCTGGCAGTAGTCTAATTTTGTGTAGCATAGAAAATTCCGTTTAAAATATAATTATACTAGATTAGAGTGGATATCAACAGATTATGAGTAGGCGTAGAAGACCTTTGTGGTGGAAAGATCCCCCACACCAGTCTTAATTATATATTATTTCTTAGTGGGAGGCAACTTAAAACCTTTAAACCAATCAGGAAGTCCTAGAAAAGGACGCTTATCGTATATATTTTCTTTAGCGCCTTTCTTAGTTCGGTCATTATAATGTAAGAATACCTGACCACAATCTTTACCTGGAAAAGCATCCCGCCAATGTTCAAGATCACAGCCTGAATAAATCACCATGTCTCCTGGTTTTAAATCTACTTTGATTCCGGCCATTCCTTTCTTACCCGAAGGTTCTAGATAAAGAGACCAGGGATCCCCACCTAAATGAAGAGTGGTAGACACTTCACAGGAATAACGATCCTTGTGTCGGTGTAACACATCTCCTGTTTTATAAATTCTTGCATAGGCATAAGTTTCTTGAAGCTTGTAGCCGGTTTCTTTTTCCATTTTTTTTCGAAGCCCTTGAAGCAACGTTTCCATCACCAGGTCTCCATAATGAGAATAAGTATTAGGAACCTGAGCATCACTCCACATTCCCCATTCGGTTACAAAAGGAGAAACCCATTTAGTATCAAACAAGAATCGTGCAACCCTTCGTTTGTTTAAGAAATAGGTATAACAGAACTCAGCCAACTGTGTGGGAATGACCTTTCTTAAAACTTTATACTTTGTTTTTTTGAACATCCTTCTCCTTCATGAGTTGTTTTTTTCTTTCCTCAATCAAGGTTTCTACAAAATCCGCAGTATATTTTTTAGGATGTTGTCCCAGCATTGCTTTGATATAGGCATTATGAGTAGGCCCCAATGGCTTATGGAGCTTAGGTAGATGAATTATTTTATTTTTTTTTGACATTTTTTTTAGCCTCCTCTTCTTTTTGCAACCATGTAGATTGGAAAGGTTTTCCTAAGGGTGCATTAGGAATAGCTTGTATATTAAAATGAATAAAACGGAAAGGTTCATAGCCACTATCAACCGCATACATATGGGGCAGATAAGAATTAAAAAAGATTAAACGTCCTGGTCTAGCTTGATAATTGACTTGATGAGAAGCCATAGTTATTTTAGAGGGATCTTTTTGAGGAAGTAAATTCATCATTCGACCGGCTCGTGGATCTTCAAAAATAGGCAGCGATGTTTTTTCACTGGCTTTTAAAAAATAAAAACCAGAGATATGACCGTTCCAATGAGTGTGTAAGGTATGATGCCCTCCTCCATCTTTAGAAAATTCCTGAACCCATAGCTCTGTAATAAAAATAGAATGGTTACTTAAATCAAATCCTTGACCATCTAATAAATTCCATGCCGTGGCTCCAATGTAATCTTGTAAAATTTTAAACTGAGGGTTTCCTATTAAAGTATTAGAATGATGAATCCATGGATGTTCGCCTTTATTTCCAAATTTTTTATTTCGTTTTTTAATTGGATCTTTATTATTTTCTCGAGCTTTCACAATAAAAGGATCAGAGGCTTTATTTAAATCCTTTACCCAGTCAGGTTTATCCGTAAAATAGATAGAAGAAATAAAATAATGTTCTGTATTGAGAGTTTCAGGTTTGTTAGCTTCTTTTAATTTCTTTTTCATTTAAAGGGCCATCCTAGATTCCATATTACTAAACTATATCTTGATCCTTTCGTCACCGGTGTTACTCGATGCCATACAAAAGAAGGAAAGATAACGAGAGAACCTTTAGGTCTAATTTCTTTACATGTCATAGTATTGCTTTTTTTATCCGGGTATTTATTTCTAAAATCAAATTCTAGTTCTCCTCCTTTATAGTCCTTTTCATCGGATAAGGAAAGAGTAACCGATAATTTTCTCATTTTGCCATGACTTGGAGTATTAGGTTGATTATAAACATTTTCCCAGCTGTCACAATGCCAATCATAATACTGACCTTTTTCATACTTGGTAAATTGACAGGCCTCGGAAAAATCCCATTGAAATTGCCAGCCAGCATTAGCATTGGCCTGACGAATATAGGGATGAAGTTCTTTATAAATCCAATTCTCGGACAACCAGACAATATTAGAATCTCTTTTCTTTTTTAAATCTTTAACCTGTTGTTGATTAAGTTTGTTAGGGTCTCCATAGCCCCCTGTTACTGCCATTTGTTCTTTAGTTTGTAATCCATACTTCACAATGTGATCACAAATGTGAGCAGGAACGGCACTTTTAAAATACCAGAAATAATTTTGTAGATTCATCTTTCATCTTTTTTACAGTATAACCCTGTCATTAGTCAATTTGATCTATACCCATTTAGGGCCCTCTAATAATGCCGCCAATGAAATTCGTGTTCCTTTTTTCAGGGGCCTAACTTTATGAAGAATGAAGGAAGGAAACACGACCATGACTCCAGGAATATTAAATTCCTCAATTAGCATGGATTCCCCGCCGGGTTGGATTAGAAATTCACCTCCGGTATAAGATTGAGTGGACAAATTTAATAAACACGTAAGCTTGCAGGAACTTGGAGGATGGGCAGACTCATCCACATGATAACCATATTGTTGTCCGGGTTGATAGGCATTATGAATAAAATAATAATCATCCCTCATAGGATAAAGGTGCGTTCCAAAAACTTCTTCATTGATCCGAAAAGCTCTTTCAATAAAAGGTTTTAAAAAAGATTTAGTCTTTCCCCATGGAGCCACCGAAACGGTGCAGTCTTTAACTGCTCCCTTAGGTCCTTTAGTAGTACTCGTTCCAGGCTTTTCTAGAACAAGGGCTAAGGACTTATTGATTTTTTTAACTTCTTCTACAGAATAAATACGATGATAAGAAAGAAAGCGATCAAAAGACATTATTTTAAATCCAAAGGTTGCACTCCTATTAGATCTACATCTTCCTCTGTTCCTAGCCTTCCTTTAATAAAGAAATTAGCTCCTATTATAATCCGGTCTTCTTGATCTCTATTACGAATAGAGCCATGACGAATGTGTCCTGGAAATAAAACTATATCTCCGCTTTTAACGGGAAGGTCCCAGGTTTGACTATTGTAAATATTAAATTTATTAATGGTGTACTTAAAATTAAAACATTCTCTAATGGAAGAGGTGTGTAAATCAAAAAAGAGAAAGCCATCTTTACATTGAACATAATAAACTATGCTTATAAAAGTATTAGGATGGGCATGCGGTATATGAAAAGCATCAGTAGTGTTAATAGTAGACCAGCTTTGAGTCATGTAAATTTCGTCTTTAATCTCCAAGACATCGCGCGTGTATTCTTTAGCTTTTTTAAGAATAAATTTTTTAAGAGAAGTAAGGGTTTTATGGTTTAATAAAGAAATACTCTTGGATAAATAGTGTCCTGCTCGAGGCGCTCTATATTCAGTTTTTTTGATTACAGCTAGTTCTTTTTTATTAACATGGTAAACATTTTTATCATGAGCAATGGGGATAGCTTTAAGATTTAACAGTTCCATATTCTTTCTTTAAGTTATTATAACTTATTTAGAAAGGAATTACAAAACAACCTGTCGCAAGAAACGTATGAGTATGAGTACATCCTGGTGTTGAAGCTCCACAAGCAGGTGTTCCGCCTGTGATTCCTTTGCATGCATAAGCATCGGGGAATTGAATTAAAACTGTACCTGAACCTCCAGCCATATTCCGAGGGGAAGAATCTGAGTTATAGCCACCCGCACCTGAACCACCACCTGTGTTTGCTTCACCATTTTGATTCGATGCTGCACCACCATTTGCTTCAGGGGCAGGATAAACATTTCCTCCTTTACCTCCACCACCAGCGCCTCCAGCGCCTGCATAATAAATAGCTGAACCGTTTCCACCACCACCGCCACCAGCTCTTACTGTACAATCTCCTGGCCATGCACTTGATCCGGCACCGCCGGCTCCTCCATATAAATTTAATGGAATAGGAATACCAACTGCACCTGCGCCACCACCTCCGCCACCTGTTCCACCATATTGTCCTGGTGGACTCCAGTTAACGCCTCCA